TTTTAACGGTAGTAGTTTGGGGGTCATATGCCATAAAACCACCAAAGCCAATGGTTTGGTCAAGCTGTAATGTGTTTTCCACTGGAATGATAGGCGAACCAGCGTTAGGCTTGAAATAGGATGGGAACATTCCTATGCTGACTATTGGCTCAAGACTATGCGTTACGCCATTGTTATACCTGTCAAGAATATTCTGCAACCCATTTGTATCATATGCAAATTCAATGTACATTGAAGATGCAACGCCATTCATCTGGAAAGAGGATTGTGTGCCATCAGGGGCTTGAGTAGCAATTACAACGAATGTCGTGTTCTGAATAAGGTCAGCAGCTTCTGTAGCAAATATAGAATCCCAGTGATCTATGCGCTCTATAGCAGGGCAAATATAAGGCCCAGTATCAAGTCCCTCATTAACTCTGTTAGCGCCAACTGAGTCATTTCTGACGTGTTCTCTTTCGACATAGCAAGGGTTCAAATCATAGTACGGCCACCAAGTCTGAATCTGGTCTATCATGTAATCAATCTGAACAGTGTTCTCATTAACATATTGAATGTCAGTTACAAAGCAGTAGAATGATACATCCTCATACTGCCCGGGGTTGTAGAATTGCAGATAATTGCAGTTTGTAAGCAAACTCATACTACTCTCAACCCTAATGCTGCCGCCTTGATGCCTTATATACGAAAGATTAGTGTAGTTCGATGTCTGTATGATTTTCTTAGTTTCAAAATATGCTCTCTGCTCAGGAATACTGTTAAACAGAATAGTGTGTTCGTACATTGGGTCAAGAGGTACTTCCCCAAAGAGAACAACTACGCTTCCATATGGTAGCGGCATAATTCATCCTCCTTTGCAAATTAGGGGAGCAAGCCGTAGCTCACTCCCCTGTGGCATAATTTCATGCCAAGTCACGCTCACGAAATAGCGATGGTTTTAGTTCCCTTCTTAGTGGTGTCAGCAACGCTCGTGGCGGTGACAACGATGTTGCCAGTGACGCCAGTAGGGACATTGAGGAGACCGTCGCTGCCAATGGTGACATTAGCGTTGTTGGTGCTCCACGTGACACCCTTGTTGGTGAACGTGCCACCGACAACAGCAGCGGTAAACTGATACCTGTTGCCAGCGCTGCCAGTGGTCGGGCCAGTAACCGTAACAGTCGTTACGCTGTTAGCAGTAGAACTGAACATGAGCGCATTGACGAAGGGAGAAGCGGAGTAGATTCTCCACACATGGAAGAACTCATTCCAGTACAGGCCCTTGGGGTTGTAGATTTCGGTGAACTGATTGAGAACATCGTACACCTGCAGCCACTGCTCATCCATCACGATTGCTGTGATAGTCTTGAGGGCAGCGTTCTCAGCGGCGCTGATACCATGACCGCTGTTAGTAGTCATAGCCGCGACATAGACAGGGTCATCAGCAAGGAGCTGATCGAGGCGGTTAAGCTCACCCTCATTGAAGCCGAAGCTGTCAACAGATACATGGCGGCCAAGCCAATTAGCGCGGTCGATGTTGAACGCCTTGGCAAGCACATCCACGTCCGTCACAGCATCGAAGTCGGCAGTGGTAATAGCATAGATGCTGTTACTGTCAACAAAGTTCATGTTGCCAGCGGCAGTGTAGTCACTGGACATGAAGCCGAACTTGGTGGAAGCGGCCTTAATGTCAATGATAGCAGCACTCGCGGTTGCAGCATCACTCACAGCAGTGATAGCCTTGTTGTTCAGGCCACCTGCAAGAGCCACCTGAGCAATAACATACTTCATCATGATGAATTCATCATAGTTGGCGGCACTGTACAGGCTGTTGACGATGCGGGCAATGAGGTCAGTGACACCATCAAGGGAGAGGAACGCCTGACGAAGCTGCTCCTGAGAAATGGTGACAGGGTACTCAGTCTGGAGATTCATTGCGTGGAACATCGTCATGACATTGGGCTTATTGCGCTTGAACACTTCGCTAACAGCGTTCTCAGGGTCGAAGGGCACAGCGTTGGCAATGTCAACGAAGATTTCCTCAATGGTCTCACCGAACTCCAGAACACCCTTCTTGGCAAATGCCCAAGGGTTCTGGTACATGCGAGAGGTCACAACTACTCTGGCAATACGATTGACCAGTGCAGAAATGAACTCATTCATGCGGGGCTGATAGGCGGTAATGGCCTGTCCAACAGCACGAATACTTTCAGTGGTGTTTTCAGCAGCAGGGACAGCGTTGTAGTAGTCTGCGCTTGCATTGTTTCTGATTGCGTTGATGATACCTACGCTACGCGCAGTAAGCGTAGACAGTACGGGTCTACTCGGCATAACAATCACACTCCTTTATTTTGCCGAAAAGAGGTCTCCGAAGTCGGAGGGGTTATTTTCAGAGCCTCCGGGAATTTTCGTGGCGGGGTCTGACTTAGATTTGTCTGACATTCCATCAGGGTTGAATGAAGGGTCAGGAGAACCGAAGAATGTGTCACGATAGCGTTTGCGCCATGTGTCGTCCTGTTCCTTCATAAGACGATTGTGCTCTTCCTGCGTGATACTACCATCAGAGGAATTGCGCTGATCGTAGGTCGCGAGAGTGTCCTGAATGAAGTTAAGGGCTACGTCGTCAGTGCGGTCTCCAAAGGCTTCATTCATGCGGCTGAGAAGCTGTTCTCTGTTTTCAAAAACAGGCATTGTTTTTCTCCTTTCAAAATCGTTTGTACCATGGTTTGAGCATCATCCATACAGGCATGCCTTTACGTGTTGCAGGAGTAGGGCCGGGGCCGGGGCCGGGGCCGGGGCCGGGAGGGGCACCCTGTAATATCTGATATACTGCATTTGCACTATCAATTCGCGGCTGATAGTTTGGGTATGCAGGGCCTTCAAATGCACCAAGGAACGCGACGGCTGCGTCACTTACGCTTGTTATTCGTGAGAACTGCGCTTGCGTCAATGTGCTACCGTTACCCCATGTGTTAAGAATGTTATTGACCATATTTCGCAATGTTTGGTTAGAGGGCCAATAACTTCTCCAAACAGTAGACACCCATTTATTTAGGTAATCGGAAGTAAAAACATTCATCTGGCAAATAGCGTCAGTAACCAAAGCTCCTTGTGTTATTGAGCTTGTTGACAGGTTCGGCGCATAATAAGGTAAGTTCGCACATACCTCTATGTATCTGTCAGTAGCAGCGTTTGTAGAGGCTGTGTACTGGAATAACCCATAACCACCATAAAGCATGTTTACAGTGTCGCCCTGCCAACGCCATACGTTTAGTGCAGATTCGTTGACTACATTACCAATTATGCCAGCCTGTGATTCAAGCGTATAACCAGCATCATCAAGCATATAGTGCATTTCGTAGATGTTTTCAGTGCCCTCAGTAGAGTTAATTCCATAACCGCCGCTTGGTTTTCCATGCCATGCCATTAGTTTTCCTCCTGTTTGTATCCATCAAACACCTTGCCAAGCAAGCGTTTGATGTTTGGAGAAATTTCTGCAAGATTTTCGACGATACTGCCAGTCTCCATTAGGACGATGTATACGCAGATAGTGGAGACAATGGGGATGTTAACAGTGATACCGACATAAGGGAAACTGTATTCGCACAGCACGCCAAATCCTACACACAGAATTTCGCCAACCTTGTGAATGAGTCCTTCTCTCATTTTCACTGACTTGAAGCCAATGCTTGCAAAGGCTTTGACAAGTCCCACCGCAATGTCCATAGCGATAAAGATAAAGACAACGATAAGCATTTTGACATTCATTTTCGACACCCCCTTTCCTACCACTTATTATACAGCAACCCCCTTGACTTGTCAAGACTATTAGTGTATAATAAATATAGAAAGGATGATAAAAATGACAAATCAGGAACAAAAACCAACATATTATGACGGCGCAAAACTACTCTCCCTTAAAGATATAAATGGAGACACCCCCGAGTTGTATCTGTGTACGACTAACAGGAGTGGTGGTAAAACAACTTATTTCGGTCGGCTTGTTGTAAATCGTTTTATTAAAACTGGAAAGAAATTCTGCTTACTCTATCGTTTCGATTATGAGCTGAAAGACGTTGCCAACAAGTTCTTCAAGGATATTGGTAGTCTTTTCTTCCCATATTTCTATATGGAGGAAAAAGCTCAGGCGAAGGGCGTTTATTATGAGCTGTTCCTCATGTGCCCTGCTTATGATGAGCCGAAGTCATGCGGATACGCTATCGCACTTAATAAAGCAGATCAGATTAAGCGCCTGTCTCACCTTTTGAGTGACACAACCTCTATGTTGTTCGATGAGTTTCAGTCTGAAACTAACCATTACTGTGCAGATGAAGTACAGAAATTTATTTCTGTTCATACCTCTCTTGCTCGTGGACAGGGAAAACAGGTTCGCTATCTTCCTGTTTATATGCTATCAAATGCTGTCACTCTTATCAATCCTTATTATACATCACTTGGTATCAGCGCAAGGCTCAACCGTCGCACGAAATTCCTCAGAGGCGAAGGATGGGTACTTGAACAGGGGTATGTAGATAGCGCTGCTAATGCGCAGAAAACCAGCGCATTTAACAGGGCGTTTTCCAGCGAGAAATACGTTGGATATGCCGCTGCTAATACATATCTCAATGATAACGTAGCGTTTATTGATAAGGTTGAGGGCAGAAGCAGATACATGTGTACTCTCAAGCATGATGGTAAAAGCTATGCTATCAGGGAATATGCTGACGCTGGTATTATTTACTGTGACGATAGAGCCGATATGACATTTCCTTACAGGCTTACTGTTACGACAGAAGACCACGATGTGAACTATGTCATGCTCAAGCGCAACGACGTATTTCTTGCGCAACTTAGATGGTACTTTGAAAAGGGCTGTTTCAGGTTCAAGGACTTGAAATGCAAGGAGGCGATTCTGACAGCCCTTTCATATTAAAGGTATCTGCGCTTGCCTCACAAATTGCACTCCTTGGGAAGCACTCATTAATTTGAGCCAGCGAGTGGACGGTTACGCTGACCGCTTTTTGTGTACAAGCGTTATAGATATAGAAAAGCCCTACACCTTATGGTGCAGGGCTTTTTTCATTCTATTGCCTTGGTTCTTGATTCTTTTCTTCGATGCGTGCATTGCACCATGCAACTGTTTTACTAATGTCCAACAGCCCATTAATTTGAAGAAAAGCGACAACTGTATTTGGAGCTTTGGTGACATGATGTTCGAGCGCCCATTCATTAAAAGCTCGTTCTATTTCAAGGCGGTCTGAATATATTACTGTATCTATCATGAGTTAATAACCTCAAGAGACGTTACTATTTGATATAATGACGCTCCGTTACGCATCATCCAATTAAGTTTTCTTTTCATCAAAGATTTCTTATCTTGAGGCTTCTTGTGCTTGCCCTTAAAAGGCTCTCCAACTACCGCATACCTCTGTGACATTCTGTTGGTGAAGGTTACGCTGCCGTCATAATGACTACCGTTTACCATCTGTTGAGACATTTTTGTACCCTAATCCTTTCAAAATATTCTGCACCCTCCTGCGCATTGCTATTCTGTTGAAAATCTTAGAACACAAGATGGGAGTTGCTGCTTGAGCGTAGATATAACAGTTGTTGCAACTAATAGAACACCTGTTATCCGCTATGAAAATTGTCAGAGTTTTACCACATACAGGGCATTTGGGGTCTAAGTGTAACATATACTTACCTCATTGTGTACTCAGTTTCTTGCAAGACTGTGCCGCCTCTTATCCTCTTAGGTATCAATTTTCCGGGAACTTTGAGGCCAACGTCAAAGTCTTTCAATGTCTTTTTACCATCCAATAAAAACAAGTCTTCTGGTGTTTTATCTTCCTTTGATGCCAGTTCTTTTATCTTTTGAGGACTTAGGTTCATAGCTTCAATGAATAGGTTCTTGCATTTTTCTGGCATACCCGCGCACTTCACGTTATAATAGGGTTGGCAAGGTTCACCGTCTTCAACCGTGATATGCTCGATATATGTTTTCTGCCGTACAAAAATACCTGTGTCCCATTGGGATTCAAGTTTCCAGCAGCAGAAGTTTGTTGGATGTACAGTAATTCCAGTGATTTGTTCGGGAGGTAAGTCACAGTGTATGCTATCTGTATCTGCGTAGATAAAGCCGTGTTTATTGACACCGTGATAGTTTGCCTGTGCCGCTCTGATTGTAAAGTTTCTTGCATAACTTGTTATCGCACTCCCTACGGGAATATAACCGGGTTTCTTTTCATGCTCTGGAATGGTTATGAAGCCAATAGATTTGTCTTCCTTTACATATGCGTATTTGAATGAACTATCTGTGTTGCTTGCCATTTTGCCATATAGATTGTTCAAGAATAGCTTTGCTAACTCCCTTATAGCGCCCTTGCTCGTCTGCTTGATTTGCTTGTAGTGGTCAATGTACTTATCGAAGATACCCTTTTCAGCCTCAAACCAACAGCCGTCAAGTATCTCAAAATTGACAAGCTTGTAGTGCTCTTGTATGAGCTGATAGTCTGTCATTGTGAGAGTTAGTTCGACAGTAGCAGGCTTGACTTCTCCGTTGTAATCTATGTAGCTGTTATGGTATTCACCGTTATAGAATATATCACTTGTTTTTAGACACTCGTTTTGTTGATAGCGGAGGGTGTTCTTCATTTGTATGAATGGGAGTTTGCCTTTTTTGAGATAGAATCTTGTGCGAATCCTAATAAAGAAATAACGTGAATATTGTTGAGCCTCACGGGGTATGTAGTTGCCACTCCAAAAGTGCGGCTCTCCTACTGGATAATAGTTACCGCTTTCGCTGTGCATCATGGAAGGATAGAGGGAATTAACATCAGCGGTAGTACCGTTATGTTTCAGCTTCTTCTCCTTCCCTTCAACTACATAGCACCACCCACCCTTGTATGAGCGTCTTATATACTCACCAGCGTTGGCATAGCCAAAAATCTCAGGGTCAATGGGAATATCATATACGTTAGGGAAGTAAAGCCTATAATCAAAGCGCCCTACTGTCTTTTTGTATTCGTCAAGACAGCATGAGCCTATTGTTAGCTTGTCGTGCCCTTCTTGGTACATGATTTCAATTGCCTCTTTAACAACCAACACGTCATTCTTTATGTATTGTTCTTCTTCCGGGGTGATAGTGCATCCTGCGTAGCGTATGCCAGCATATTCCATGTCGAGTTTCTTGTGTTTTGTGCCAAAACTTTTGCCTATTTTCTTTACACTGAATGGAAGTAGTTTCAGGGAGTCACGCAGTTCTATCATGTTTCTTCCCTCTTTAATCTTGATGATATACCATTGCCCCATTTCTGAAATGGAGTATTGAAAGGTTTTGCTTGTCATGTAGCGTTCCTTTGTCCATTTCACATGAGGAACATTGTTTTCATCAAGGTATTCTCTTGATGCTTGCTTATATTCAAGAGTGTTAAGAAGGAAGTCCATCCAGAACGTGCCGTCAAATTTCAGGTTATGAAAGTAACAGCGGATGTTACACTTTAGAGACTTCATATATTCATACAACTCGTCTATGCTGTGGAATACATGAACATCTTCTGAGAATAGCTCAACAATTGCCGCCGCCCAGACTTCTGTATGAACTTGTCCTTTGTACACAGTTGTCTCAAAGTCTGCGACAAATGTCCGCAATTCTTTACTCATTCCACCCGTTCATTATTTCAGCAGATTCAGTCGCTGCTACGTTCTCGTAGTAATCAAGAGGTATTCCTGTTAGAGCTTGCTTAAACTCACGGTAGAAATATTCTGACGATTTAGAGCGTGTAAATTCATAGTTTATAGCTTCGCGTACATCGCGCTCAAGAGAGTTGAAGTTGTGAGCAACGTGCATTGCTACATTGTCACTACCATATTCCTCAACAGCATCATCCAATGCGCGTCTAAATTTTTCTCTTAATTCTGTGGAGGAAAATTCATCTATCATTGAGTACAATTCCGTGATTTCCTTATCTGATACATGAAACGGTTCTGACGTGCCCGGAAAATACTCATCATAATCATCCGTTTCTGGAAGGTCTTCCCAAAACGATGTATCGACTTGAATTTCCTCCAAATCTTTAGAACGTATGTCTTCAACCTCTTTGATGTAATTGCGCAACACCCTATTAGGTACTATACCATAGAGAATGAACTGTTTTACACGTTCTGGCAACTGTTCAATGTCAATACGAATATTTTCTTTTTTCTCTACCTTCTCAATTCTTTTCTGTAATCGTTGAACTGATTTAATCCAAGCATCCCTTGGGGAACCTTTTGATTTATTTACAAGTTCTTGAACGTTTTGCGGTAATGACCTTTTTGTTTTCCTTTTCTTCGGTGCATTATCGCGCCTTGCCATTCCTACACCTACTTTCCTTGCTGTTATGCACGGCAATTAAGTATGCTGTTATGGCATTATAGTTCTTTTGTGCAAGTAATTCGTACAAGTATTCTACAATGTCGAGCTGTCCTTTGTAATAGCTCTCCATGTCTATATCATTCATACGAATCCTCCTACGAAACAAGGGATAGAGGGTCACTCTATCCCTTGTATTTGGGTTAAATCAGCGAACAGGTCAGGAAAGACTTCCCTGCATAGTTCTTGCTGGGGCGACGGTACACTTCGATAGTGTACTCTTCGTCAGGTGCGGCCTCAGCCATTTCAGTGGCAATGTCCATGAAGGAAGTGAAGAAGCTTTCACTACCAGTGTGGAACTTGTTGCCGCCCTTGTCAACAACTACATACTTCTTGTAGTCTTTATCCTTGCTCTGGTCGTTGTGGACATGAAGCTCAGCCCAAAAATCAGGGGTGAGCATCAGCGGAGTATCATCCTTCACTGCGCTGTCAAGAGAGACGGCGTTAGACAGGTCTTTCAGCTTGATGATTTCACGAGCGGTGAGCTGTTTGCTGGAATTGACGACTTTGACAGAATATCCTTCCATGATTACTTATCCTCCTTGTTGTTCTTCTTTTCGATTTTCTGGGCGCTGGCGAGGAACGTGCTCTCGGTCATACCATACAGCTCCTCAATGACTTCAGTGTCCGCGACGTGGACAGCTCTCAGGTTCGGCTCATCAGTGAGCGCAGCCTGAGCCTTCTGGAGCAGTTCCTTCTCCTTCTTGTAGGTTCGAGGGAAGTTGAAGGTTCTGTTGCAGGGTTCTCCGCTCTCAATGTCGAGGCAGAGAATGATCGCCTTGGTGGTGGTGATGGTGCGAGTTACCATAGATTCACGCATAGTTTTTTGTCTCCTTTCATATTGTGCGTGCTGACTGTTTTTCTGGGAGATCATGCCTCCCTCAAAGGGTACATCGTAATGCACCCTTTAGGGGAATCATGCGTTAGGAACAGGAATAACGTCTGCATAATCAATCGCTTGTGAGATTTCACATGAGTGCTTGTTGCGAAAATCGCCTTCTTCATCTTGAAAGAGGATGTTGCTTTTGTTGGGATAGAGCATCACTTTTTGAGTGCAGTTGAAAGTGTTGTAGAGGTTTTTGATCGCAAGCGCGCCTTTGATGGAAACGGGGTTAATGCAGTAGAGGGTGTTCTTGTAGTATACGGCTATCAAACGCTCAGTGTGCTCATCGGCTTCAAAGAAACAGTGAATCGCTTTTTTGAGGAACAAGCCTGTGTACACTGTGCCGAAATAGCTTGAATCGTTATAGCTCTCAACAGGCTTGCGCTTGATTTGCTGCGCTACTTGAATGAGATAGGTTCTTGTCATGGTTACTTCTCCAATAGGTGACGGGCGTAAGCGCTAACGCAGGTAAATGTGAACATCGTGTTAGATTTTGTCTTCTCGCGCTGAGGCTCAATGTAGAGCGGACAATCTACGCAATCCATGCCCTCACAGTCGAAGTCTATGTTGCGCAGTTGCTTGAGCTGCTTGCGCGTCAGAGCACGAACTGTGCAAGGGTCGATCACTCTGCATCACGCTCGATGGTAACTTTTGCGGTAACGTGACCGAAATTCGTGATTACGTCCGCCTTACCTGATTCTGTGGCTGAGGCTACGTTTTCCTGCCGGATAATCAGAGAACCATCCTCTGTGATGGTCGCGGATTTGCAGTAGGTAAACGGGCCATCAGCAAGTTTGTATTTAAGAGCCATTTGTTCTCACCTCCGTAATATTAGGTCTGCGCCTTATCTCTGCAATAAGCTCAGATAAGGAACATTCGGAAAGAATCCTTCTTCTTTCAACCTCATTTGAAACCATGTGCAACAAACACATATTGTGAATGTGCAAAGGGCACTCAAGACAAGCAACCAGCGAAAGCCCCGCACAGGACTTAGTATGAAGGACTTCATTGAGATTATTTAATGATTCTTCCGTTAGCTTTCGTAATTTGTCTTCAATTTCCATTGTTATCCTCCAATTCTTGACGGCGTAAATGCTCTGCGAAAAGCACTGCGGTCAAACACCCTTCTTCTGTAAAAAAAGGACAATGCCGGCACAATACATCTTTGCAATTAACTTTGTAGATCACGTTAGAAAAATAGAGTAAGTAATTGTCTGGAAGTTTTTTAATACGTTCTTCGATGGGTTCTATTTTTCTCACTCCCTTTCGTTTTAGTTTGACGGAACGCTCAAACGCTAAACGCTAAGCAAACGCTTGAACGCTCTGGCAAACGCTCAGATTTACTGAGCATTGCGCTTGCGACGATTAAGCTCCAAGTCCGCTTGAATCGCTATGCAAGGTGTAAGAGGAAAGCTGTCACCAAATCCAGCATAGAGCGGACACTGTGTGCAGTCAAGATACTTGGGGCAGAAGAAACGGAGGGAATCCGCGAAATCCTCAAGTTCTGCATCACATAGGTTAAGCATGCGCTTTGTAAGGCTTGAATCGTGATTTGTTTCGTCTTTCATGGCTACCTCCTTTGTTGTACTACGGGAGTGTTAATAACTCCCGTAGTATTTACGAACAGCGCCTGCTGCAAATGAGTTGGTTTCGTAGTGGTTAACCGTATCGCAAAATCTGACACATTCTTTTGAACCAATATCATAACCAATAACGCACGCAAAACCGGGAAAAGCAAATGAAGTTGAATAGTCACGCATAATGGCTTTGCACTCGTGGTAATGAGAACGCCCTAAAAACTCTGCTGTAAAGCGATTAATGTGACGAGCGGTTGTCACGCTATAAGTTCCCGAACAATAAAGGGTAACGCCAAAAAGACTCTTGCGGATAATGCAAACGCTTGTGCTATAACTTACGAGTTCAACCTTGATAGATACATCGTCGCGCTCAATGTTTACGTGGCATTGCGCATACGGCATTGAGTGAAGCCTGAATTGTTCTTTCATCGTTATTCTTCCTTTCATTGGTGTTAGTTTGTGTTACAAGGTTCACAATTCATGCAGATTCATTTTGAATCTGTATCAAGTCTAAACCTTGCAAGGGGCAAGGGCTTTTCTCTTGCCCCTTGCGGTAGCTGATTTACTCGGCCTGTGCTTCCTCAACTTCATCGGGATTGCTCTTGAAGTATGCCCGAGCTTCCTTAATATCAGTTACGGCGATAGCGTTTTTCAGGAAACATTCCTCGGTCATGGCATACAATGCGTCATGAGACGTGACCTTGACGATTTCCACAAGCTTGTGCTCGTCAGTGTCAAACTTTGCCTTGAGCGCCTTGAGGGCGGATTCTTTGCCCTTGAATTCCATGCTTCCAAGGCTGTACGATTCTATGCTGACCTGTGCAGTCTTGATGTTGAGGCACATAACCTCATAACTTTTTTCGCTGATGGTACGAGTGATGAGCTTCATTTTTTAGTATCTCCTTTTGATTTTATTTTTCAGTGTTGGCACACTGTGCAAGCCTTGATTCTTTGTTCAAGGCTTGCACAGGGCGTCAGCCCTGTTACATAATGGCTATATCCCATTTATTTAAATCGACGGTAAATTTTTCAACTTCCATTGTTCTGTGATTGTAAACTGTGATGTTGTACTTTGTACCGGAGTTGTGCACCATTGTCATAAAGTCTCTTGTAAAGGTGTGCTTTGTTTCTTTGTTTCTAAAGGTGATAACTGTTCTAATCATTGTTGTTTTCCTCTTTTCTTTATTCTTTATTTTTATCTTTCCCGGCCTACGCGCCTATTATAAAAAAGGGTGCACGTGTACCGTTGAACCAGTACGTACGTGCACCCGT